TAGGTAAGAAACCAACAAGAAAAACCTGTAACTCTATCTGTCTATCTAAACACAGATCAAACAGCTCAAGAATATCAAACGCTCGTAACCCTCAATCAAGACCCCACAATATACTCTTTAGTCCTAAACGTCACAAACTAACCCCACAGCAAGAACAAGAAGATAAAGAAATAGAATCTATCTTGAGGGATTACTAACATATATTAAAAAATGGTATAATATAATCATGGACGTTTTACTTGCATCTATAGTGTTTTTCTTCATAGGTAGATTGTCAGTTGATAGATCATTTGAGTCTAAGACTGTCACTGCTATCAAGAGAAAAATAAAACGTACCCCAAAGGCAGGTGTGCTTCCATTCAAACAAGCGGAAGAGTTCACAGACGAGTTCAAAGAAGATAAGAAGATAGAAAAAATATGGAAGGATTCAGGCTTTGCCAACAAACTCGGAGACGATTGATTGTCTAGGTTGCAAGAAGGTTCATCCAAGAACACACAGCATTCGGTACATGAAGAATCCGGAGACTGGAATTGAAGGATGGCACTGTGAACTTTGGTTCAAGAAATCAAAGGCTCATGAGTTCACAACCGATGGCATAAGAGAAGGTCGCAAGAAACACGAAAAAGAGCTACTTCAACCCTATAGGGCAGGAGAGTTCTCAAAAGAATATAGGGATGCATACCCAGAAGTATCAAGGAAAATGGTTAAGTCAGGATCTATTACTAAAGAACAACACGACTCCGCAAAAGATGTGTGGAGAGGGGAGAATAAATGAATAAATCAACACCACCAAAGTACACAATGCAACTACTACAGGAATACATCAAAGTAAAAGAGATATTCTGTGGTCCTATTACAGAAATTGAAGTCACTCAAGAGGTACTCGATTGGTATGATGAACAAAGAAAGTTAGTTGCAAAGAACCTCAGTATCCCAACGACTAAAAATTATAAAGTACCGAAATATCTAAATGTTGAACTCAAGAAAATTAGCTGAACTAATCGTAGAAAAATACGAGTCAGACCTTACTAATAAAGACTGGCAAGAACATATGATTGATGTATGGGTACAAATTATTAACGCAGATGATGCAGTAAAAGAGGAAAGAAACAGGAATGAGTAATCCAAACCCAGAGAACCAGTTTAAGCCAGGAAAGAGTGGCAATCCAGGTGGTAGACCTAAGAGAGAGTGGACTGTAGCAGGACTGATTGAAGATGCTATGGAAAACCCAGTTAAAGATTCAGATGGGAAATTAGTACCAACAAAAAAGGTTGTTTACGACAAATTAGTAGAGATGGCTAAGGATGGTGACATCCAAGCTATAAAAGAAATATCGAACAGACTGGATGGTATGCCTGTTCAGAAGAACGTACTAGCCGGTGATGAAGATAGCCCAATACTAGTAGACGTATCAGGAGTTCTTAACAAAGTTTATGGAAAAACTAAACCAACTAGCTCTGGAAAACTGCCTAAAGACAGCTAAAGAGTTTGGTGTTCCAAGAGATCAGGCTCAACAGCTTATACAAGTGGGTTACATACCCCTACCCTGGCAGTGGAAGTTTCATGCAGCATCAAGAGAAGCAGACAAAGACGGTGGTCCAGTAAACATAGGACTCGGTGGAGCTCGTGGTCCAGGTAAGAGTCACGCTGTACTCTCTCAGGTAGCACTAGATGACTGCCAAAGAATGGCAAACCTCAAGGTATTATTCCTCAGACAGACTGGTATCTCAGCTAAAGAATCGTTTGATGATCTAGTCAATAAAGTTGTAGTGGGTCATGTTAAGCATGAAAAGACTGGATCACTTCTCAAGGTAGGAAACAAAGGCAAGATACTCTTAGGAGGGTTTAGAAACTCTCGTGATATTGATAAGTATATTGGTATTGAATACGACATCATCATCGTTGAAGAGTTGAACCAGATCATTGAGGAGAAACTAATTAAGCTAGAGGGATCACTCAGAACCAGTAAGAAGGGATGGAGACCAAGACTCTACGCATCATTCAATCCTGGTGGCATAGGTCACTCATTTGTTAGAGAGAGATTCATTCTTCCTCAACGTGAGAACACAGAAACAAAAACAAAGTTCATAGGCTCAACATACAAAGAGAATCCATATCTTAATAAGGAATATGTTGAATACCTCGAGAGCTTAACGGGAGATTTGGGTAAGGCATGGCGTGAGGGAGAGTGGGAGATCTTTGCAGGTCAGGTCTTTTCAGAGTGGAGACAACAACTTCACGTTGTAAAACGATTCACTCCAAAGAACAAAGATAATGATGTGTTATGGATGGATTGGGGTTACGCTACTACCAGTGCCTTTGCAGCAACACTCAACTCTATCTCTGATCTACAGACTCAGGATGGACAGAAATATAATCAGATAAGTACGTTCAAAGAATGGTATGGCAATCAGATCTCTCCGAGGAACTGGGCTCGTAAGATATATAAAGACTGTAAAAAGATGGGTAGAAACCCAAGATACTGTGATGCTGACCCAGCTATGTTCAGCTCACAAGACGGTGGTAACTCAATAGCACAGATATTTGAGAAGGAATGGAAGAAACTTAACGGCGGTAAGACTTGGTGCAGAATGAGAAAAGGTAGCAACTCAGGTCGTAATTCAAGGGTAAACAGGGTCGGAATGATGCATGAGTGGCTCAGTGTAAACCCAGCTACTAAAGTGCCATATTGGATCGTAACAGATAATTGTTCTAACTTAATAAGAACTATCCCAATGCTAATACATGACGAACATTTAGTAGAGGCTTACGACACAACAGGTGACGATCATATGGGAGACCAAGCCTCATATGGACTAGAGAAGGTCAGGTTTGTAGACGTTAAGCCAGGATCATACTCAGCACTCCCTGAAGAGAAGAAGAGTAGACTCCCAACAGATTCAAGAGGATTGCCAATTGTGATACCAACTGACTTCTTTGGAAAGCTAAGCTAATGTCAATACGAACTGAAAGCATCAAACGAGTATTAAGGATTGAGGGTAGAGTTCCAGACACATCCTCACTTGTATTGGTTGCATCAGTTGAAGCCAAAGCATTTCACTGTTCCAGTTGTGGCAAGTTCTTATTTAATAGACAACACCGGATAATAGCTATCACTGATGACTTGATGAATCACTCCCTCAACCAGACTCCGATTACTCTACAATGTGCGAAATGCGGACATCGGTATAAGATAAATGTGATATAATTTCACTAGGATTATTACATCCACCCTTTGGGGTGGTATTTTTTTACATTATGCTAAACGATCTCCCTAAAATAACAGATAGTATCCTAACTCAACCAACCGAGGTCATTGACCAACTATCCCTTGATCTTACAGATGACCAAATCATCGATGCTCGAACGAGTAATGTTCTTGCATCTAAAAACTTCTACAAACAACGAGGCTTGGCTGAAAAGCAAGAGAAAAACCTGAAGTACTATCTTGGTCAACAAGAAGTATACAAAGCCTCAACCAAATCAAAAACATACAGAGAGAATATAGTCTATGAGGGTCTATCCAGGCAAAAGCCTATCGAACTCTCAAGACTCCCGGACATGACTGTCAAGCCTGGTGGAGAAACACCAGAACATAAAAAGACTGCTGAAATGATAACTGAAGTTGTCAACTCAGATATCAAGAAGCGTAAGAACAGAAAACTACTTGGACTCGCTATCAAACAAGAACCACTCTATTACTACGCAGTAATCAAAGCTCTATGGAATCCAGAGATAGGAATGTTTGGAGACTACGAGTTTGTAAACGTGAATCCAACTAAAATTACTTGGGATCACTTAGCACCAGACAACGATGCTAACTCAATGAAGATTGTTGATGAAGCACTTGAAACATCACTTAAAGAGTTGATTGCTATGTTCCCAACAAAAGAAGATGAAATCAAAGCAGCCTATGGATGGACTTCTGATGCTAACTCAGACAAGTCTGATGATGCAAAGATGTCATCTCCTGTAGTTGTTTACGAGACATGGTTTCATTCCTATAAGATCAAAGACGGAGAAACTGAGCGAATTGATGGTGTCTCATGGATATACAAAACCCTCGTACTAGAGAAAATGAAGAATCCATACTTTGATTATCAAGGGCGTAAGAAAACCTTTAGTATGGTCATGAAAGAGAAACAGGGATCAACAGTCGATGAAATACTCGGAATGTTTGATGTTGAGAACGAAACAGATGAACAAGACAACGACATCATATACAACAACTACTTCCAAGACCCAGAGAAGCCATACTTCTTCATGGTGTATGAGAACATGGGATTACAGCCAATTGGAGAGACTTCACGAATCGAACAAGTACTTGATCTGCAAGACTCACTGAATCAATCAGGAGCTGTTATCCAGGACATGAATATCAGATCAAGAGGTAAAGACATCTTCGATACTAACGCCATCGATCAAACAACACTCGACTCTGTAAACATTTACGACATAGATCAGGTACTCGGACTCGATGTGCCACAGGGTCAATCAATCAATAATGTTCACTCAAGAATTGAACAGCAACCAGCAACACAACAACAGTACAGATCACAAGACACAGACAGACAAAAAGGATTCGAGATCATCGGAGTTGGAGCTACTACTCGAGGTATTCAAGAACCAGACTCAACCTTGGGTGAATCTCAAATGGCAAGAGAAGCTGATTATGGTGTCATTGATGACATTGTTGAAGATACAATCAACGCTTGTGCTGAATGGCAAGCTCGATGGGCTATGCAGTTCATTAAGCTCTTCTACACTGTGCCTCATATGCGTCACTTACTTGGTAAGGATGGAGAAACACTTCACGCTAGAGTCAATCAGGATATGGTTGATGATGGAATGGAAGCTGTTGTATCAGCGTCAGGTGTCGATAAGATGATGCGTAAG